TAGTAATAAGTCACTTGCGAACCAGTTTGGTACGCAGTGTTTGCTACCCACTGATTGCTGACAAGACGACGACCTGTGAGGTCGGTGAACTCGTGACCAGCAAAAGCACCTTGGAAGGCGCTACCAGCAGTAGCGGCGATGATGTTACCGCTGGTGTTAAGGGCTACAGGCTGACCTTTTAAAATGCCAGTGTTGTAAGCCGAGGCAATACCGTTTGGCAATGCGACAGCGCGATCCAATCCAGAAGGATGAAACGAGGGGCGCAAACCGAACGGAGCAGATGTTGAAGACATAGTCTTACTCCTTGTTTAGTTAAACAACCTACCCAGCAAAATGCGGAGCAGGAATTGGTTTATCAATATCGCCCAAACCTTCGCCTTCTACCTGACCGAGGCTTCTGCCTCTACTATCTCGTCCAACACTTTGCTCTGCTTGAAGACGAATCTTATTCGCTTCCTCAAGCGGTGCATCATGGTGAAAATGAGCCATAACTTCTTGATACATATCCATAGGGATTTTGTACAAGATCATCTCATTACACGCGATGTAACCTTCATGCTCTCCAGCCTTAACTCGATTGTTTCGCATCTCTGGTAACTCATCCGCTTTCACGGGAACGTACCCAAGTCGAATTCTCTTGTCAATGCTATCGTATGCATTGGTTGTCGATAACCAGCAAACGTGCCATCCCTTCATATCAGGAACGGCGGGCAGTGCGCTTTGTGTCCACTCATCTTTCCACATCTTGCGACGTTCTTCAGATGAAACGAACGTATCCTCAGGTGCCTCTCGAACTTTATCAAGACTCGCGCGATTTTCGCGTCCACCAGCAGACAAATTTTTCTTTAAACGTGATTCCATTTTCAACTCCTATATCCAGATTGTTTAGCTTCAAGTGCGTAACGTCGAATCATCTTCGCACGCTTATCAGGGTCATCCCACATTCCTGCATCTTTCATGGCTCGAACCTGATCAGGGTTCAGAGTAAAGGTATTCTTACCTCCACTACTTGATGCACTCTCGCGGCCCGAACTTGTCACAACATTCCGTGGTCGTCGTTGTATAGGTCTCTCGTCTACACCCTCAGTATAGCGGTGAGGGATATATCTTTGCAAGCGGTTATTTAGTTCGTCCCAATATTCCCGCGTTTTAGGGTTCCAGCCCTCTTCCGCCATTGCTTGGTCGATCTTCAAAGCCACCTTAGAATCCATGTCCTTACCATTAGGGTCGTACCATGTATTTGATTCCATCCACTCATTTGCAAATTTTTGCAATTGGGGGTCAGGAGCCGCAATAGTGCGCTGTTTTGGTTGTGCCGTAGCCTTCTTTTTGATGGCTTCTAGGGCTTCAAACTGGCGGCGAGCCTCAAACCACATTTCCTGCGCAGAAGTCAGCAATTCACCATTTCCAGTAGTTGTTGCCTCTGAAATCTTCTGTTTTGCAAACAAAATACGACTACCTTGGTCTTCAATTGCCTTGTTTAAGCGTGCAATGTCTGATCCATGGCTCTTTTTCTCCAAAACAGACAGTCTTTCAAGCAATTCTTGGTTTTGGCGGCTTAAAAAGTCCAATTTATGGTCTTTTTCCGTTGAAACCTGCTTGTGATACTCCTTGCGCTTGACCCTTTTGAGGCGTTTTTGCTCTCTTAGGGCTTCGGCTTGGGGGTCAACATCGCCACCAGAAGCCATTTCAGCCTGCCGGGCGGCATTATCAGCCTCTTCAGAGTCTTCTTCATGTTGTGCATCAGGGGAGGGGATGCTATCAGGTAGATCAATGGTTGCAGAACCATCTTTCTCTTCCTGAATGACAATTACCTCTTGTTCTGGTGCGGCTAGTTGTTCTGTACTCATACAAATGCCTTCACGTTAAGGGGGTTACCAGTAATTCTGGCAATAACTTCGTGGTCGTTCAGCACCATAAATTCGACGTTTTCGTCGTCTCCATGAGGAACAAGCCATCGATCACCTGTCCATTTAGGTACTCTGAGGTAGTCACCCTCTTTGCACCAAATACCTTCAACCCAAGGTTCCATAGTGTCGCGCTTTTTGAACGCTAAAGGTCCCATTGCAATCACTTTGGCAACAGGGTTTTGCGCCCGTTCAGTGTCGCGAGTTTCTTCAGGTAGGATAATCCCCGATTCGGTCATTCGTTTCTTGGCTTTTCGCAATTGAACTAATACTCTTGCACCAAGGGGAATCGCACCGGGGTCTACAGCAGGAAAGGCATCCTGCAAATCAGCGGCATTACCCGCTACCGTGCTATCTGTCATCGTCATCTTCTTTCAAAAGGTTGTTAAGAATGTCAAGGGCTGACTCAAGTCCAGCGTGTTCTCCAACTAAACGTTGATAGGCAGAAAAGTCGGCGGCATTACCCGCTGACAAACTTCTACCTATCTCAGCCTGACGCACTTTTACTGCATCAATAAAGTCGGATACATATCTCATGCGTTATTTTTGTCCACGCCCTTGTTTTGGGAGAAATTCCCATGGTCACTATTAGCCTCTGGCATGGTTGCCTTTGACTCCTCTTTTAGTGATTCGCCAGTAACCCATGCGCCTTGCGCCATGCGGTGGTGTTGCTTTGTCTGTTCAGACATTTGATCTTTATCGGTAGTAGCCATTTCAATCTCCTAAGTTGCGTTGAGTAACATTTTGCAGTTTGATAGCAGTCTGCTCCTGCTCTTGTCGTAGCTTGACCTCGTCCACGGTCAACTCGGCAGTCTTGATGCGCTCTGTTGTGAGGTTGTCCTCAGCATTCATAGCAATCTTGATCTGACTTTCATTTTCTTTCTGTTGCATTTCTGCTTGGAACTTTTGCGTATCAAAGGCAAGTCGGGCCTGGTCTTCCGCGGCTCTGCGCTGAGTCTCTGCCATAGAAGCCTGCAATACTGCCTGTGCCTCGCCCTCCATAGGAGGTGCTGGTGGTTTGAACTGTTGCATGAGTTCACCCAACTGCTGAAGTGCGGGCATGACACCTTTAAACACTTCTGCACTGTCCATCTTCATGTGGTCAGACGCCAAAGCAATAGCCTGATCAATCTCTCTTGCTACCTTGCTGTCTTCATACTTACCTAGCTGCAATTTTGTGCCTGCGGTGATGTAAGTATTCATTTGGTTGGTGTACCAAAGCATCATGTGCTGCTTGATATGCTCTAAAACCAATGGAATGTACTTTGGAGCAATTAATCTATTAGAGCCAAGGGTTGGGTCTAGGGCAAAGGTCAAATGGGCTTGGATGTGAGCCAATTGATCTTGACGAGGGTATGCAAAGGCTGGGCGACCCAATGCCATGGCACTGTTCTCTTCAGCCGCATTGATCTCAGCAGGCTTACTAGCATTGGGGATCAACTCATTCACATTAGGAATCTTCAACTGCTTGAGCATCCTATTAACCACGGCTCTCTGATCAAAGATTGCAGGGAATTGTGTGGATAACTGCAATACAGACTGCATCTGAGCCACGCGCTGAGTCTCAGAAAAAATGTGCGGATCGGAGACAGGCACCACATCGCTATTGCGTTTGAAATCTTCCCGCTTAATTGGCAACTCAGCAACAATGTCACCCTTGCGTTGCTCATCTAAATACCAACGATTTAAGCGGCCAAGGATGTGTAGCACTCGGCGCTGACTTTCATGCAGTCTTGAGTGAATAGAGGAGAAAACAACCGCACCTTGCTCAATCAGGGCCTGGGTTGTACCCACAGGCATCGTGGACTTGGCATCAGCAATCTTCTCTTCAGAGGTAGTTACAACTCCCTTGGCGGCAGTCGTCAGCCAACCAAGCAACTGAAATAGCACAGGGCTAGGCGGGTTAAATGGCATAGGCATGGCAATCGAGCGAATGTCATTCACCCCAGGACCCGCCTCAATCTCAGTTACTTGCGTCACCTCAATGTTCTGAGACTGACCAGAAACCTTTGCACCCTTCAACTTCAGCATAGTGGCTGAGTTGTTGATGTGTGCGGTATCCATCAAGGCTCTTAAAGCCCCCGTCAAGGCGGCAGAGAGACCTCCGATAAGGTGAGGTAGCCCAATGGCATATGCACCGCGCCAAGGGATAAACTTAAACTCAACTAACCAATCTAACTTGG